CACCTTTATACGGTAAAGGCATTAGACCTGCACGTAGATCACCACTCGGTGCATCGACATCTCTAAACTCACCAGGTTGTATTGGATTATCATCATCACGAATACGAAGGCCTCTTGCCTTAAAACCTGCAGGTAGGTTAGCTAATGTCCCTGCATCTAATAACTGTCTCAAAGCTGCTGTAGCAGTTCTAGATAAACCACCAAGCATATGTATTAAACCAAAGCCGTAAAATCCTAGACCTGGTAAAAACTTATAGTGTACAAAATATTGTTTCTTTTTCTTTAAAGTGTCTTTCTCATCATAATTTCTATAGATAGATAAAACTTTTTGTGAGCCCTCATCAATAGTTACGATATACGGTAATTTAATTCCATCGTCATCTTCAAACCCTGGTAAGTCTAATTCACAGTGAATCTCCAACAAAGTATAGTTATCATTACTGTAACTACTACCAGTTGGTCTAACACCATCTAGTTTGTTTACTGCTTCTTGTATTTGACTGTTAGGTTCTTCTGTTTGTTCTTTTATTTCGACATCACTATAAAAACCTTGAACTTGTAATTTTCTTATTTCATTTTCATTTCTTCTAAGCACATGTGTAATTCTTTCAGCACTTGCAAGATCTGTTGCAGTATATGGCACAACAACATCTTCACTTGGTACAAATTTTGATACAGCTCTATCTAGAGTAGAATCAAAGTAAATTTTTTTAAATGACGATCCTGAAAGAGGTAAGTAGAAAAGCATTTGATCTAAGTCAGGATCAAAATCTTCCATGACGTGCATGATTTGATAATTCATAAATTCTTGCACACGCTGTGCTTGTTCTTCTTTTTGTGAGTCTGATGATCCGATGATTTGAGTTCTTACAGGTCCGTTAGCTGGTAATAATTCTTTATAAGCTTGTGCTTGAAACTGTGTGACTGTCTCTGATAAGAGCGGATGTGTAACGCCGCTTGCACCTTGAAAAGGCTGTGATCTGTCTTCGTAATTAAAACCTAATAGTTTTAAACCTTTTGAATATGCATCGTGCCATTCTTCTCTTGACGACTTATCTTCTTTATAATCACCAATCAAATCAGATGAAATCATATTAAGATCATCGTCAGACAACAGCTCCGCTAAGTTTTGGTCAAACTCATTTTCTGGCTCCTCCATTACAGGATTTACGATAGCGCCACCGTCATCTGTTATTTCAACATTTTCAACGGTTAATGATTCATCTGGTGTTTCTATTGTTATTGACTCTGACTCCACACCAGTAGGATCACCTGTAATTCTTTTTTCTACAACCATTAAGCTACCTCAAATATATCAATCATTTCAACAAGTCCACCTTTGGCTTTGTGAGTTTTATAAGGTTCTAGCATTTCTTCTGTAATTTTGATAGCAAAAGATGGTGTTGTATTTTTCATGTCAGGCACTCTTATAGCTTCAACATTATAATTTGGGTTGTCTAGTCTAATCGTTTGCACTTGTCTTGGATCAGTCAATGTGGCTACCATGTTTCCGTTTTGATCTGTAATTCTGTAAATATCTGAGCCACCAGATTTAGTCTGCACGTTAAGAACGATCATCTCTGAATTGTTAGACTTTGCTTGTGTTTTTAAAATTTTCTCAATAGTTGATGTATAATGTTTGCCTTTCTCGTCTACAGCATTAGGTCCGCCGTAAAACTCAGACATGCCAATACCTTTAAATTTTGATCCTTTAAACTCACCACGTTCCGTAAATGCTTGTATCTGTTCTGCTTTGTCTGCAGCTCTGTCAGCAGCAGGTGTAGAAGTATTACCTTTAAAACTATATCTGTTTATTACAAAAGTATCAGGAGTTACCGCATAATAATCAGGAACATCAGGATCTTTCAGCACAAACTTACGATAAGCTAATTCAAATAAATCTTTTTTAATTAAAGCATCTGCCCACTCCTCACGTTTTTTAAACGGCAGGTCAGGAAACAATCCTTCATAAGTGCTCTGATCAACTGTAATTAAATCATTAATCATTTCATCTATCTGATCATTCAATAAACTTTTAACTCTAGCTATCTCTGTGTCAGATATTTCTCTTGTCTCTACAAATCTATTAATAATATCATCAACCTCAGCATCTACCTTAGCCAAAGAATCTGCAA